AATGGCGTAGAGGTTCGAATCCTCTCCCCAAAGCCAAATAGACTTGACAAGGACTTATAAATAATGTACTATGAGTACTATGATATTACATGTAACAGATAAAGCTAAAGATTATTTAGCCAGAGTTGGTAGTCCAAATGTATCACTTGCTGTAAAAGGCGGTGGTTGTTCGGGCTTTACATATGAATGGGGTACAACTGACAAAGAACCTACTGTAGCAAATCTATGGTTAGATCCTATGGCAGAAATGTTTGTGTTTGGTTGTACTGTAGATTATGTTGAAGAACTAGGTGGAAGTTTTCTAACTGTCAAAAACCCAAATGCTAAAGCATCTTGTGGGTGTGGCGAAAGCTTTGCAATTTAGGAGATATAATGCCTTTATATACGTTTAGAGATATGAACACTGGTGAGCAATTTGATGAGATGATGTCCATATCATCTAGAGAAGAATACTTAAAAGATAATCCACACATAACACAACAGATAGTTAAACTTAATATGGTAAGTGGTGTTGGTGGTATTAAAAATGATAATGGGTGGAAAGAAAATCTATCTCGTATTGCAGAAGCACACCCCAATTCATCACTAGCAGATCAAGTTGGTGGTAGAACTAATAAGACAGTAAAGAACGTAAATGCTCTGAATAAGAGTGGTATACGAAAAGGCAAATATAGTATGGATTTGTAATGTTTAATCATTTAAATTATGTAGTACCTGAAATTAAAACACAGACAATCAATAGAAAAAGATATTACGTTACACCTACTGGTGATAAGTATCCTTCTATTACTACTGTTTTAGGACACTTCAATAAAAAAGCCATTTTTGAATGGAGACAAAGAGTCGGAGAAAAAGAGGCCAATCGTATCTCAACACAGGCAAGTCGCCGAGGTACGAAGGTACATCAAATGTGCGAAGACTATATCAATAATGAATTAGACGAAAAAAAATTCATGCCTACCGACAAAGAAACATTTAACAGTATTCGAAATATTCTTGATAGTAATATAGATAATATACAATGTCAAGAAGCTACCTTATATTCTGACTACTTAAAGGTAGCTGGAAGAGTAGATTGTATTGGTGAATGGAATGACAGACTTTCTGTTATTGATTTCAAGACTTCTAGAAAAATTAAAAAGAAAGAATATATAAGTAACTATTTTCAGCAAGGTGCGGCCTATTGTGTTATGTTTGAAGAACGAACAAAAATACCAGTAGATCAAATAGTTATTATAATTGCAGTAGATGGTGAAGAGCCTCAAGTGTTTGTAGAAAAAAGAGATACTTGGGTACTATCTTTAGAGAAAAAGATAAAATTATATGGAGAAGCTAATGAAAACAAATTATTATAATAAAGTAACAATATTATGTTTATTTATATGGTTTACTGCTATAATGTTATACAGTTGTCACCCTGTAAATGCAGAACATGAAAAAGAAAGTGCATGGGATTTACAGCTTATGAATAAGTATATTCGTTGTTTTCCTAAGATACAAGTATTAGAAATAATGCAATCAGCAGGTGCCAAACCTCTTCTTAGAGGTACTGCTGAAGTTTTAACAAGAAGTACACAAGTTATACCAGTTGAAATGGTATTCTTTGCTGATACTGAATCAACTAGATGGGCATTAGTAGAAGTTGGAAATGATGGAACTGCTTGTATTATAGACATGGGTAATAGTATAGACTTTACACCAGTTACAGAAGATATTTATAAATTATTTGGATATATTCCTGGAGAAAAGTCTTGACATACAGCGAATCATATGTTATAAATAAAGTGTTCGTTGATACTAATTGAAGACTAAACAGGACCCGAGGGCAGTACTCGGCGCCTCCACCATAAATGCATCGGCCTAGATGTACGAAGGCGGTAAAGCGTAACAGGTGCATTTATGATGGGGGCGAAACAGGATCGACTGGTAGAATAGTAAGTTAGAGTAGAACATTAAACTAAATGCAAACGATAATTTTGCACCTGTTGATTACGCCTTAGCCGCGTAATTTAACTGAGTTTTGAGAGTGTACTTGGAAACAGAAACACTCTCACCGAATTTAGTTTTGCTGACGAGCAAATAGCATAGTGACTGAATAATCCTTTGAAGAAGAGGATAAAGTATTCTGATGAGTTTAGCGACTCAGTTCTTAGCGGGACAATCGGAAGTTTAAGGCGAGGACAGAATGGTATTCTTCCAGTGTCGAGATGTAAGTATAACCTAATCTTACCTATGCACTTTATAATATAATAATGAGGAGAGAACATGAGAGAATTTGTATACGACAGTTGGCATGGTGTGATGAATGCAGAACGTAATCCACTCAGACATATTCCAGATACTCAAGCTAGACACATGATACTACAATGTTTAGCTTGGACTTGGTGCACCACATTTTCAATTAGTTTTGGTAGTATGTGGATATTTGGATTTACAGCAATTGCACATGTAGTAATACTAGCCGCTATTGTAATTACAGTAGCTACTTTTGAAACTGCAAAAAGACGCCCTACATTTTTCCTCAAAAGTGGATATCATAGTTACCCAAGAGCGAGACAACTGCTTTGGGTAAACGGCAAAAAAGTAAAATTAGATGCTGATGATCCAGGAGGAGAACACGAATAAAAAATATGCTCAGTACGAGGCCTTCGTAGTCTTTATACTTACGAATAGTACTCAAGCAAGATAAAGAACAGGAGTAGTAAGATACTTTAGAGTGACGTTGAAATCTAGACAGTATTTGATGTGGCTATCAAAACATATTTTTTTAAGGGGCAGTTAATGCCCCTTTTTTTATAAATAGTACTGATATTGACTTATTATTATGCAACAAATGAATACATTATTGTAACCTCAATAATGAAAGCATAAAAATGATTGATCCAGTTTCTGCGGTAGCCATCGCTGGTACGGCTTTTAATGCCATAAAAAAAGGCATTGCAATAGGTAAGGACGTGGAGTCCATGTACGGTGATATAGGCAGATGGATGGGAGCTGTATCAGATATAAAACATTCTGAAAAAACAGCAAAAAACCCACCACTATTTAAAAAGATATTTGCAGGATCTTCAATAGAAGAAGAAGCAATGAACGCCTTTGCCGCTAAAAAGAAAGCAGAGGAAATGGAATATGAATTGAAACAGTTCATAATGTTTACTCATGGCCATAGTGCTTGGGACGAATTGCTCCGTATGCAAGGAAAAATACGTAAGCAACGTCAAGAACAAATTTATGCTCAACAAGAAGCCAGAGCCAAAATACTTAATATCATATTCATAGGACTAGGTATCATGGCAATTGCTGGTATGGTAGGTATGGGAGGATATTGGATATTTCAAACATCACACTTATTCGCTCAGTGGCATTAGCAGTATTACTATTCTTTTTATTTCCAACAACCAGTGTTGCAGGAGGAAAGATGTGGACTTCACCACCAGGTGGTCCAAGTAATATTATTAATTTACAGCCACGGACTGGCTTCAGTACTGAAACTAGAGAACAACAAATAAGAAAGGGTACTAGGGACAAACCACCAAAAATGACTGTCTGCCGTTTAGCTGGTAGAAAGATAGTTAGAACAAAGAAGCTTTGTGTGTATAAGGGAGCCCAAAATACACAGGAAACTGCTGTGGTTGAAAAATTTGATGATTGTCCTAAAGATTATATGTGTGTCTATGAACCTAACAGTTCTGACGTAAGCATTTTTGATGTATTCGATTCACTTGCTGATTCAATAAAATAAATAACTTGACATAATGGTTTGTTCCTTGTATAGTGTATACATGGAAAAATTTAATTTAAATCTTTGGTATATAAGACAAATTCTTTTATACGGAATCGTATTAGTATGTTTCTTAGCGATAACAGTAGTTGTTGCTAAAGCAGAAATAATTAATGTAGATAACAAGAAAATCTACGTAACACAAAATGATTTACATTGCCTAGCAGAAAATATGTACTGGGAGGCAAGAAATCAAAGTAAAGCGGCGATGTTAGCTGTTTCACATGTAGTTATTAATAGAGTATTTGATAAGAGATTTCCTAACAAGATATGTGAAGTCATTAAACAAGGACCTACACGTAAATCTTGGAAGAATGATAGTAGAATACCTATTAAAAATAGATGTCAATTTAGTTGGTGGTGTGATGGTAAATCTGATATACCTCCTAAAGTTGATAGACAACTATGGCATGAAACTAAAATATTAGCACAACAGTTTGTATTTAATTACAGATGGATTCTTGATCCAACTGATGGTGCTACATTTTATCATGCTTACTATGTAAAACCTGGATGGGCTAAACAGAAGAAAAGAACAGCCAGAATTGAAAGTCACATATTTTATAAATGGAAAAAGTAAATGGCACTAGAAGTAATGAATGTAAGTAAATTCTCTACAACGATTGAAGAAGTTGTTGTAGAGAAAAGAATACCATATATGGAAGCAGTTGTGTGGTATTGTGAAAGAAATAATATGGAAGTAGAAGTTGCGGCTAAACTATTAAATGCAATAATAAAAGCAAAGATAGAAGTAGAAGCAACAGATTTAAACTTTTTAACTGTACCTAAGGGATCAAAGCTACCTATATAATATGAATGGAATTGAAGCATATACAACTTATCTTGCCGTACGTAATCATTTTAAAACTAAATCATATGATTACTTCAAGTACAATGGTAAAATCAAAGTAAATGAAAATAGTTATCGAACAAGAAGAGATAACTACCAATTTGAGAAAATTGCTAGAATAATGTCTAGGGATAAATTCTCAGAATATCTTGTTGCAAACTTCATAACAGAAGATAATTATCTGTTTGGTATGTCTCAAGGTAGAGCAATGATGACACATAAGAAGTGGAGAAAGGCTCTCGAATCATTTTCATATCAATTCAAAGAAGATATTAAAACAATGTATGAATATGATTCTGATTTTAATTTACACTTTGATTGCATGAGAGATGGTGTTATGCACCCTACATTGTTTAAGCTATATCTACGTGAAAAAGTACATATAAATACATGTGTAGTATTAAACAAACTACTAAATTATACAGAGATTTGGAAACAACAAGAAGAAAAAATGTTAAAAGATTTTACTTTTGTACTTGACAAATACACTCCATTTCTGTATAGTTATAATAATATCGACAACAACAAATGTAAACAAGTTATTTTGGAGGTTTTCAAATGAATAACGAAGTAGAGAGTTACGTTGGAGAATTAAGAATTTTAAGAGAAGAAAATGAAACTCTTAAAAAACAAGTCAAGCAATTAGAAGAAGAAGTTGCATGGAGAGCAAAGTATGGTGATTATATGAATCATCAATATAATATGTCATCTTCAGTATCCAATCAACAGAAAACTAATGAAAAGATTAAAATTAATAAAACTAAAAATAATTTTTTCTCGGGTTCTTTAAACTATTGACTTGACATACGACTTATATTATGTTATATTGGACAAAATGAATACTCAAATATACAAACATACAAGGAGACACGATTATGGCTCAATCATTTGCCGCACTTAAAAAATCTCGCTCAAGTTCTTTGAGCAAGTTAGTTACCGAAACTTCAAAGATAAATGCACCTGCAGAGGGTAGTTCTGAAGACACACGTTTTTGGAAACCTACTGTAGATAAAGCTGGCAACGGCTTTGCAGTTATTCGTTTCTTACCAGAACCAAAGGGTGAAGACTTACCATGGGTAAGAACTTTTTCTCATGGCTTTCAAGGGCCATCTGGAAAATGGTATATTGAAAACTCTCTTACAACTTTCAATGAGAAAGATCCAGTAAGTGAGTATAATTCTACATTATGGAATAATGGTACTGAAGCTGGTAAAGAACAAGCTAGAAAGCAAAAGCGAAGATTATCTTATACTGCAAATATCTTTGTAGTAAAAGATCCCTCTAATCCAAGCAATGAAGGAACTGTACGCCTTTATAAGTTTGGTAAAAAAATCTTTGACAAACTCAACGAGAAGATGAATCCTGAATTTGAAGATGAAACTGCAACTAACCCATTTGATTTCTGGGAAGGTGCTGATTTGAAATTGAAAATTAGAAATGTGGAAGGCTATCGTAATTACGACAAGTCTGAGTTTGCTGAAGTATCACCACTTGAAAATGGTGATGACGATAAACTTGAAAAAGTTTATGAGTCAATGTTCTCTCTACAAGAATTTACTGATAGAAAGAACTTTAAAACCTATGCTGAATTACAAGCAAAGCTTGATATGGTATTAGGTTTGTCTGGTAGTACACCTGCACCTTCAGTAAAAACTGCTGAAGAAAATGTAGTTGAAATGCCAAAGCAGAAAGAAGTTTCTGCACCGAAGATTGAATCTTCTAATTCTGCTGATGATGAGAACATTTCGTTCTTTGAAAAATTAGCAGAAGACGATTAATCTTTCTTTTTCTCTCTCAACTAGGGCGTCTTTATGGCGCCCTTTTTTTTAACACACCCATTTCTTCTAAAGCTTCAGTTTCTTCAGCAGGCTTTTTTAATACTTCTTTATTTTTCATTCTGAGGAATGCAGTAAGTCGTAACATAAACTTTGGAAAACGCAGTTTGCTGGTGTGTGTTTTGGGCTCTGATTTTCTCTGCATATCCAAGACACGTATCCAAATCATTGAAATAGACATTTTCTTGTATTTCCGTTCCGTGTAGTATTACTACAAGTAACCAAATCATTGTGGTCCGTAGTTAGTGTAACCTCTTGGACTTACGTTTTGTCCACCAACAACAGTTTCACTCATTTGATTGTTTACAGTTTGTACTGAATTATCAACTGCATTATTCTGTTGCATTCCATTTGAAGAAGCTTTATTGCTCTCCATGGCTCTTATAGCATCGGCTGCACCATTGCCTGATGCATTTGATATGGAATCAAACTGATCTAATGCTGATCTTTTTAATTCTAAAGCTAGTATGGATTTTTCTAGCATTTCTTCTTTTTCTTCAAGTAGAACAAGTTGTTTGTTTTTTTGTAGCTGTATCTGTTCTATTAACTGTTGTTGATCCTTAATAACATCTTTAGCATATGCACCATCAAGAAATCCAGAACCTACTTCTTCACCTTCTTCTAATTGTCTATTTCTTTGTTTTCTTATCTCTTCTCTAGCTTTTTCAATTAAAGCATCTGATTCATCTAATCGTGCTTTTTGATCACTTATTGCATTTTTCTTTTTATCAATTTCTTTAGCTAACTGTTCTTCTTCAGTTGCGAACAAATCACCAACTACTGGTATTTTCTTTATCTGTTCTACTATCCAATTTTTAACTGTATCTAAAAAGCCTATGATAGGGCGAAGTATTGCCATAACTGGATTACGTATAAATCTAAGAGGATCTTCTTCACCCTTAAACAATGCTTTTATTGTATTGATACCTGCTTTTACCATATTGAATGGAAGCATCAATAAACCTTTTACAGCATCTTCAAAACTAAAATCCATAACACCTTGTATTATTTTTCCAATAACACCTTCGTCAGCTTTTACTTTTCCATCTTCTCCTAGTTCTATACCAAATGTTTTTCTGAGTAACCAAGCTAATCCATTCTTTAACATATCTAGAGGTGCACCTATAAAATCACCAACAGCAGTAGTCACACCATCTACAAATTTACCAAATAAAGTTTCTTCATCAGAACTAAATGCTTGTTTAACACCTGCAAATGCAGATATTATGAGGCCTAATGGAAACAATATTTTCTTTAAAGCCATTTTAAAAAATGCTATACCACCTCTAACAATTGGATTGTTAAATATTTTACTTTCAGATATAAATGTACCAACTGCTCTAATAGGACTTAGAACTCGACTGAACAGTCCTTTTATCATAGCAAAAGCACCACCTTTTCCTTTGAGTCCACCTATCGTTGGAATTCTAAATGATTTGAAAAAATCTGAAACTCTTGTTGATATTAAATTTATAACTCTTGGTATTAGTCCTATTCTTTGAAATTGTCCTGTGCTTAAATTTCTAGCACCGCCAAATAAATAATTTAATGTTTTACTTCTTAGAAAAAATCTTTTAAGTTTATCAAATGCAACATCTAGTCTAAGAAGCTTTGCTACTTTAACACCTAAGTCTCTAAAGAAGTTTATTGGTGCGATATAGATTGCTCTTAAAAGTTTCATACCTAACTTTGCATTATTCAATGGATTTATAAAACCTCTAAATCCAAGAAACGTAGTACCAAGAGCGGCAAGTGCGGCAGTTAGTCCTAGTATACCTTTCATGAAGCCAGGTAACGCGGCTACATCTTTTTCAGGTACATCATCTTTTTCTATAGTTCTATCTCTACCATCAGCTTGAGATAAAGCCATCATTCTTTGTCTATCTAACATATCAATGTTAAACTTCTGTTGTTGTAAGTTAAACATTTTTATGAGAGTGGCATCTATGGTATCTAAAAGACTATTTCTTACTCTAGACAAAGTAAGCTGATCAACTTCTATCTTTTCAAATAGTTGCTGTCTATTTTGTTGTTTTGCCATATTAGCATTTGATGCTGGTAGTGCAGGTAAA